TATCATACTGGATATCTGGTTGAACGCCACATTCACAAACGGATCATGCAGCACCTGAATCTCTGGCCTGTATCTGATCCCGCACCATAAGGAAAACTTATGCTACTAGCAACTCTCGATTCGTTTATCGGTTCACTATGGTTCGCTGGTCTAGCCGCTGTCGCTGGCTATATCTGCGGTCATGTGTTCCCAATTTCAGCTATCGCTGATAAGTTCAAGAAGTAAATAAGAAAGAAGAAATAACATGAAGAAGACACATCCAATGAAGAATGAAGCCAAGAAGCATGGCAAGAAGCACGAAAAGGGTGAAAGCAAGCTCTTTGAAAAGAAAGAGAAGAAGACCCCCAAGTACAAGAAGGGCATGTAATCATGGCTAAGAAACCAACCGTTAGCATGACCAAGAAGGATAAGAACCCCAAGGGTGGACTTACCCAAGCTGGTCGAGACAAGTACAACAGAGCCACGGGTTCAAACCTCAAGGCTCCAGTCGGTCGTGCTCCCAAGACTCCAGAGGAAATGCGTCGGCAGGGGTCATTCCTTGTCCGCATGGGGTCAGCGGCTGGTCCACTCAAGGATGACAAGGGTAGACCAACACGACTAAAGCTGTCCCTAGAGGCATGGAATCACAAGGGTGACAAAGCCTCTGCTGTAGCCAAGGGTCGCCGCCTTCTGGAACGTTACGAAAACACCAAGAAGAAGAAGTAACACTATGAAGAATGTTGATACCCTCAAGGAACTACTGATTGACTGCTTGGTGGAAGATCTTATGGATCCCGAAAAGCGTGGTCCTGGACTATACCAGGTAGTTGCTAGGGTAATTTCAGACAATAAGCCAACCAAGGAAGAATCTACGTCTATTCGTACTGACATCCTTGAGAACATGGCTCCGTTCAAGATGCGTAAGCAAGCTTGACATACGAACCACTCCCACATAGACTTGCCCTAACGGGCATGGGGAGTGTACGCTAGCCGTGCATGTGGGAAACCATATGCCAAATACGGCTGCCAATCCATCGGGCATTCATGCGCCAATGGGTTTCGCTACCGCCTACCTTGGCTGATGGGTCAAGGTAGGCTTTGAAAGGAGGTACTATGAATGTACCAGAAGAAGTACTGGAGGACTTCAGGAACCATCTGTTCTTTTCCTTCAAGTACCTAGGTTTGGGGGAACCTTCTCCCCTGCAATATGCTATTGCTAATAAGATCCAGCACGGACATCGGGACTTCCAGCTACAGGCTGGACGTGGTGCTGGTAAGTCAACCATCATGGCGGTCTTCGCCAGTTGGTTGCTGCTAAAGGATCCCGATACAACAATCATGGTCGTGTCGGCAGGTGCCGATAAGGCTATTAAGTTTATTTCACAAGTCAGACAAGTCCTCAGTGTGGTGCCATACATGGTTCACCTCACCCCAAGGGACTTCGATAAGGACAACGCATTTGGCTTCAATGTCGCTGCGAGAACCAAGAAGGGTCAGGATCTGTCCTGCTATGCCAAGGGCGTTACAGGTCAATTAACTGGCTCCCACGCAGACTATATTCTGCTGGATGACATTGAGATTGAGAAGAACTCCGATACCCCATCAGCCCGCAGCAAGTTGCTGGATCGGCTTACGGAATTGGAGCAAATCAGAAACCCCGTGGAACACGGTAGGATCATCTTCCTAGGTACATACCAGAGCACAGACTCCATTTACCTGAGGTTGCCATACCCTATTGTCAAGTTCCCAGCGGTCATGCCTGACCCAGATATCGAAAGCCAGATGTTGCATGTGGATGAATACATCCTGCAGCTAGAGGCAGAACCAGGTCGTACTGTGGATCCTATTAGATTTCCTCAGCACGTTCTAGATGAACGTCTGGCTAAGATCGGTCCACGTCACTTTGCCCTGCACTATCTATTGGATCCCACCCTCAGCGATGCCTCACGGTATCCACTGAGACTGGAGGATCTGATTGTCATGGATGTATCTGTCGATATGTTCCCTGAGAAGGTAGTCTGGGCTAGAGGTACACCCCTAAGGGTTCCCTCGCATGGTCTAAATAACGACTTCTTGTATGGACCCATGTGGAAATCACCAACAATGGTCGAATACACAGAGACGGTTCTATTCGTGGATCCGTCAGGTAGAGGTGCCGACGAGACAGCAGTCTGTATTGCGTCATTTGTCAACGGCTATATTGTCGTACATGAGCTAACAGGTCTTGAGGGTGGCTATGATAACGTCACCCTGATGAAGATTGCCAAGCTCAGCAATGCCTATAGAGTCAACAGGATCTTGGTCGAAGCCAACTATGGTGACGGTATGTTTACCTCACTGTTGAGACCGATCATTTCAGCTGCTTGTGCTAGAACTGCCATTGATGAATTCAAGGTAAGTGGAGCCAAGGAGCGTAGAATCCTAGATACCCTAGAGCCAGTGATGGCTCAGCACAGACTGGTGTTCGATACCCATGCCATACAGGACAAGGAAACCCAGATCCAGATAACCCGAATGCAGGATAGACGCGGAGCACTCAAGCATGATGACCGCATCGATATCCTAGCTAGCGCAGTTAAGAACTGGTCTGAGGAAATGGTAATCAACCCAGATAACCTGATCGAAAGAAACAAGATCAAGGAACATCAGTCTATGGTAAAGGACTGGATGGGAAACAAGAGAATGTCCGTATTGCTTGGTGACAGGTATTACGGTCAAAAAGAACTAACAAACACTGTGGAAAAACGCAGTCATAACATAATAGATAACTATTACAGGAGATAAATATGCCAGCATTCATTGGAATGGGCGTGTTAACAGCAGCCACCAGCATAATGCAAGGAATTGGCGGTGCTGGTCAGAACAAGGCTCAGGCAATAGCTGCAAGAATGCAACAGGATCAGCAGAACTTCAATAACCGTTGGCAGAATGAAGCTCAGAATAGAAACATTCTACGGGCTTGGGAAGCACAGTACCATGTCAACAAGGGAATTGAACGAGCCGCTGATCAAACCAGAGCCACACAGGAATACTATGCTAAGGAGGCATGGAAGAATACCGCCTCACAGCTATCCAAGCAAACCCGTCAAGCCAATAGTGCGTATCTTGGCAGCGTGTCCTCAAGGGGCATGAGTCTTGACTCAGCGTCGGCACGGGCGTTGCTTCGTCAGGCATCTTCGGATGCACAAACTAACTCCGCTAATCTGCGGACTAACTATGCAAATCAAATGCGTGATATCGAAACGCAATATCAGAACATGTTGAATCAACGTAACAGGAATGCACCAGAACAGGTAGCATTCATGGAAACCCGTGGCGGTACTGTTGATTCATCATCATCCATAATGATGACCAGTGTTGCTACTGGTCTATTGGGTGGTGTAGGCTCTGGTCTAACCGCCGCTAATACCTGGAAGTAACCATGCTGAATAGAGACAAACTAAATAAACTGTATGCGTTAGCCACGGGAAAGCAACCACAAGAAGAGCAGAAGAAAGCCGTTGTAAACGAGCTGAATGAAAAGAAGAAGAAGAAACTGGTACAGGATCTACACAAGTATAGGGGAATGTATGAAGACCCCTATAAGGCTTGGACTAACTGGTACAGGGATTCTTCAAAGAACATCTCATCAGATATTGCAGACGATGTTTGGTCTGAAGCAGAGAAGGAATTCCCTGGCTCTCCAGATCAGGCAAAGCAGTGGATGCGAGATGAAATGCAAGCCTCTGTTGAGTCGGTAGATCCCTCAGCTAGAGAGATTGCAATGAGAAACAAGCTATCACAGGCACCATCATGGCTGGGTCAGGAGATGCTACCACAGCTCCAGAGCACCTCAGCCACCGTTTCTAATCAGAATCTTACCAAAGCCAAGTCCGCCTATAAGCGTGTCTTGGATCAGAAGATTTCAAAGCTGGATCTAACACAACTTGATCCAGAGGTTCCTGTAGAACAACACGTCATGGATGCCATCAAGGCTGAGATGCTTGGTCTTCTAGAGGCAACTAAGATCATCAATGGTCGCTTTACCGCAATCAATCCAGATGGTCAGCCACAGCCTTTGTTCTCCATTCAAGATGATGGAACTATGGCTGGACCAGAGCAGCAATACATCACAGAACTAGCTGAACCTTTGTTTACAAAGTATATTCAATCGGCTATGTCTGAGAACACAGAGATGCTGCAACTTGATAACAGAGCAGCTACTGGAGCTACGCTTCAACAACTAAAGTCTGGCGATCTTGATATCAGCGAATGGCAAAGTGCCATTGGTTTGATTGGGGATTCCGATGGAGCCATAGAAGCTGGCATACAGGGCTTGGTAAAGAAGAATCCATACATGGATCAAGAGGAACTACTGTCCTCTGCCCTTGATATCAACAACATCAAACGAGGATATTAATGAGTCAACTCCCAACTATAAACCTAGAGGGACCAAGACAGATACAACAACCATCTGTTGGTCCTGTCTATCAGGAAACACAAACAATCCTACCAACCCCAACTGTTGGTCTTGGCTATAGCGGAATCAATCTAATGGAAGTTGGACAAGTTGCTGCAAAGGTGGGTATTGATTTCATTCAATCCAACCTACAGCAAGAGTTCGATGACAAAGCCAGTGGCATTGATGCGCTTGGCAAGCAGACAGCCCGTGCCATTAAGGCTGCGGCTGAGCTTAATGACTTTGAGACGGTTGAGAAGCTACGAGCTTCCTATGGAAGTCAGGCTAAGGCTATACTTGGGTTTGATCCCAGCGATGACAAGGCAGAAGCCGAAGGTAGGGCTTCAAAGAAACTGCTAACCAGCGCAAGAGCAAATCTAGCGGACATCGATGAGATGGTCTCTAGCTCCAAGCGTGGTTGGGCAGATACAATCAGAATAGATAACTATCTTAAATTCAGAGAATCCGAAGACAGAATGATTGCTCAGGCTGCGGATCCAGCACAGGCTATAGACCTAGCTATTGAAAATACACTTAAGATGTACAAGGATGTGTCTGGTATTGATGATCCAAGTAAGGCACTTCCAGAAGTTGGTTTTACAGAAACCAATAGAAAGTTCCTAACTCAAGTCAGCAAGGATTATACCGAGCTGTTGGAAAAGAGACGTAAGCTCACCAGTGGCAAGGGCGCACTTGAGATGTTGTCTGAAGACCGTGTTGGTCAGCTACGTTTGTCAGGTACAATTGCCGATAGGGCATTGCAGCTGGCAAAGGAAGTAGCCGAACTAAGGGAAAAAGCTGACCCTAAACTAAATGGACAGATTGCTGCACTAGAGGCACAGGCTACACGCTATGCCCTTCAGGCGAAGAAGATGAGAGCTTTTGCTCTTAATGATTTAGTTGAAGTTCTTAGAAAGGATTATCAATCTAAGGTTGCTGGTCCCTTTAGAGGTTCAGAAGAAGCTTGGATGGATTTTCCAGAAGAGCTTCGGGATCCAACTACAATTGAAGCAATGACAGCATTG